GTATATTTAGTTAATTCTTTCTCTCTTGCTTCTTCTAGTTTTCGTGCATGATACTCTTTAGCATACTGTTCCATGATTTTACTCAGTTGAGTGTAGTGTGAAAACGCATCGCTGTCGACAGCCAGGTCTGGCCATTCATTCTTATTTAGCCAATCCGCCGCGCTCATATAAAAAATCTTTTAAATCATCTCTACTTGTAGGTACATCATCCCATTTCTTATGATACCAAAATGTTCTACCATTTCTATCTTTTCTCTTTGCCATGTACTCATTGCCATAACATAACATAAAGCGTTCCTGGATAGACTCGTCTCCAAATGGATTATCCCAATCCTTAATGCTTCCACCGCCCTTAGCATACGCTAAAAGTGGTATATCACGGCATAGATCTAATAGCTTAGGGTATTTAGCTAATTGCATGCCGGCTGGTAAGAATGGATCTACATCTCCGGCTCTGAAAATGATTTCAGCTCTTAGGTAATTACCAATGCCATTAAAATATTTCTGATCCATTAACATTTCATAAAGTGGCTTCTTTAGTTTTGTCAGATTAGTCATTACATTTTTCCAGAACTCATCATATTCTGTTGTTGGATCTGGTCCTCTGTTTTCTGACCATGTTAAACCCTGTTTCCATTTACCAAAACGTCTGACATCTACAAATGATAATGTAGTTCCATCTTTACGATAAAATTTAAGATGTGAATGTTTTGCTTCGTCGCCTGAATTAGTAAGTTTAAAATGACCAGACATTCCCATCGTAATTCTAACTGTAATAAATTGATCTGAATACTCATCTAAAAAGTAAAGTACCATTTCTTTACCTTTTGATTTAGCCTTAATTTTAAATGATTTAAATGGAATATCTAAGTCTTCGCATTTATGTACTGGATTCTTTTCTACTCTAAGATAAGTTGCTCCTTCTGAAACTTGATTTACGTAGTCTGATGTGAACTTGAGTTCCGCTAACTCTGGCATAATGGTGTGATTTAATAGTTATATCTTATCAGGTGTAATTGTTTCACTATTCGCGTCAGGTGCATCTTTTGGAGTATAATTCCAGGATTCTTCCCAAAATATTAATACTGGATGCTGTGGTTTATGCAAGCACATAGGTCAATTCTGCTTCCGGATCATTAATAACATCAAGGATGATAGGTTCTGCGGCTCCAGCTAGCTGAAGGATGTGTGCCAGGCGGCCAAACGCGCCTGCCCTGCATAATCCGTTAACTCCTTCAGTGATGTCATTAGGATTCCTTAAAATGGACGAAACATGCATGTGTATAAAACCTATTTCACTTAGGTTAGAGTAGTCTATTATTAATGGTTTATCAGAAATTGTATTCATCTTCATAATCTTCTAGATCATTCATTGATCTAATATTTTTAAAATTAATTTTAGGTTCTTTGTTGCGTTGTTTACGCTTCTTGAACTGTAGAGCTTTTTTACGACTTTCGTCGGAGTCATTAGCCACCACCGGCTGCTTAGACTTTTTCATTAGAAATTGATTTTAAATTAGTTTTCTGTTGGAGGAGTAAACTTAGTATCTCTGTATTCCCAGTTGTCACCTGCTGCTGGAGTATTAAGAGTATCTGTTGAACACCATACTGGAGGTGGTGTTGTATTCGGAGTATCGTAATATGGGTTCGGAGTATACATTGGATAAGAAGGTGGGTTATATGTCTCTTCTTTAAGTAAAACCACTGCTTCTTCAGCTGTGATTTGTTTTTTATCTAATAGTCTTTGTACGATGCTTGCTTTTGTCATAATAAATATTACATTAATGGTCCTGCACTACAACTATGAATCGCAGCTTTCATTCTCTGTTCTTCTAGCCACTGTAGGTATTTCCAAAATCTTTTAATTCTTTTCATATTAATTTCCCATTTGATAATCAGAAGGAGGTAACTCATTTAATAGACTACCAGGCGCTGTAATGTTTTTAACCATTCCGGACTGCTCATATTTAATGCCAGTAGGGATTTGATCCTCGTATTTAGCGTATTCGAAACTACCTTTAATATGTTCATTAAGTGCTTTGCCTTGAGAATCTGCTAAATTAAATTTGTTCCAAGTTTCTACGTCAACTGCTTCATAGACATAAGTTGCCCATTTAAAAACTACTGTTAGCGTTTGATCAGTAACGTCGTATGTTGCTGAATTAATAGTTGAACTCTTGTAATGTGATGTAGTACTTGTTATCATAAATTAATCTGTTTAGTACTTATATCAGGTTTTTAGAAAAAGTTTAATTGGAAAGACGACCGTTATTACTAATTTTAATTCCAGTTTTAGTAAGTGCGTTTTGTAGTTGCTTAACAGCTCTTACTACTTCTGCACTATTACCACCGCCACCATCTCCACGTATACCGTCTGCAACACCACCAACTAATTTACCTGGTAGGCTAGCTAATTCTGATAAGAAACCTCCTTGAGCATCTTGAGACTCTCCAACTGATGTTTGGAATTCCATTAGAATATCTGCTAAACGTTGCATTGCAATTTCTAAAGACTCTCCCATTGCTGCAAGTATATCTGAAGGTTCACCACCTTCAGCAAGAACTCCTAATGCTTCAAACATCCTTCTAGACTCTACTAATTTATTATAGTCTACTGCATTTATCCCGGCAGAGATCTGAGGGAATGCAGTGGCTCCCATTGTAAGAGAGTTTCCGATTGTACTCCAAAGTTCTGTTTGTGCGTTGTAACCTGCAATAGGTCTTAAGAATCCAACATCACCGACAAACATGCCAGTCCATCCTTGCATTTGTTCTAGACTAGTACCATTTACAGCACTAGCAATTTGAGGGGCTGCAGCTCCTATTTTTTGATAAGATGCACCAACTGCTTCAAATAAAGTGCTTTTAGCTGCTAAAATTTCAACATCGTTAGTTACACCACCATAGAGTTTAGTAAACTCATTCATTGGTTCTGCAGCTATAGTATTAACTGATGCTACAATCATTGGAATAGCAACCGCCATTCTCATATAAGACATTGCTAATGTTTTAAGCATTTTGTTTTTTGCTTCATACATTTCAGCTGGAGTCTCACCACCAAAAATAGATGCGAATGCTTTACCTTTTTCAACAGTAAATTGAGTAATTGCACTAACAATTAAAGGTATTGCAACTCCTAATTTTCCATAAGTCCATCCAATTGCATAAATTAATGAGGTCTTAGCACCCATATCTACGCCCTCATCATTGGTTCCAACAATAGACTCGATCATAGCTGATACTTTTTCTCTAACTTCAGCTGCGTCTGAAATTGCACTTGTAATTGTAGTAACATCAGTAACTGCTGAGGCTAAAATGCTATAAGGTTCTTTAACATTACGTGCAGCATTAATACCATCAAAAAATGATTGTACCCAGAAACCACCTATTACTGAAATAGTTTCTACTAAAGATGTAACTTTCTCTCTAAGTAATACTGGGTCTGTAATACCTTCTGTAAGTGTTGCGACAGATTCTACTGCATCTGCTAATGAAGAATAAGGATCTGCTAATTGTAATGCTATTTCAGCACCCTTTTCAAAATTAGATGAAGAGAACCATCCTCCGCCACTGCCGACACCAGATGCTCCAACTTCTTCAAATACTCCAGCTAAACCTATAATAAGTGCTTTTGTATTTTTAGCAAGTTTAGCAACTAAAGTATCTACGTCTCCAATTGATTTATATCCTGTTGCGTTACCGTCCTTATCAAATCCAGTTGGAAATTTAAGCATTGCCATAGACTGTACACCTTTTGCTAAATTAAATAGTGGAGTACCCATCTGTCTAACAACATCAATACCCTTTTCATAAGAAGAAGAACTAAACCATGTACTGCCTTGAGCTGCTTTAGATTCTCCAACTTCTGCAAATGCAGAACTTAAACCTGTTACTATTAATTTAGTATTGGCAATTAAGTTTGGTACTGCGGTTCCTAAATCTATAGTTTCAAATCCTGTTGGATTACCTTCTTTATCAAATCCTGTTGGGAATTTAAGCATTGCCATAGCTTGAACGCCTTTAGCAATACCTGTTAACGATGTACCCATACCTCGAGTAGCCTGAATACCTTTATATACATCACTAGTGAACCAAAAAGGTCCTCCCATTGATGCACCGACTTCAGCAAAAGTTTCAGATAAACCTGAAACGATCATTTGTACATTATCGCTCAGTCTAGGTAAATCAGTATCTCCGATAGCTGCTGTAAATACCCTAAGTCCTATTGCAATACCTGTTAATGCAGCTCCTGCTAAAATCATGACTGGCGCACCTGTCATAATACCTATAATTGAAAGCGGTCCTAATGCCATACCATCTGCGATGGCATCCATTGCTGTTTCAAAGTTAGATTTCTTACCACCGAAGAAGCCTTTTTCACCAGACCAGTTAAATGCCTTATTACCTTTTTCAGAAATAGTACCTAATTTATTAAAGTCAATTAATGATAGAGCTCCCATACCTACAGAGATTGCTAATACTGCAACTCCTGCTGCAGTCATTGCGACAGAACCTAATAAGATTAAAGGTGATACTAAACCTGCTGCTGCCATGGCAACTCCAATACCTCCTATGATTGCTCCCATTACAAGAACTTGATCCATCGTAACGTCTTTAGTAGCTGCTGACATAATTGCGACTCCAGCTCCTATAATTATTAATGCGACTCCAGCAACTATCATCGCTGCTGCACCTAGTGCAATAAATGCTGGAATTGGTCCTGCTCCCGCAACTCCAAATACTAAAGCTAAACCTCCTATTAATGCTAACATACCCAGACCTTCTTCAACAGAAGGTAATGCTGCCATAATTGCTATCACACCTAATCCAATAACTATTAATGCTACACCAACAATTATCATTGCGGCGCCACCTAAAGCTACGTTGGCGAATGCCATACCTATTACTCCAAATACAAGACCTATTCCACCAATTAAGGCTATCATGCCTATTCCAACTTCAACACTAGGAATTGCTAATCTCATAAATCCAATACCAACTGCTAGTGCAAATAGACCAATTCCCATTACAATTAATGAAAGCGCACCTTTTACGACATTACCTATTTGTTTTCCTATAACAAACATGGTTAATGCCACAGCTCCAATAATCATTAAAATACCCATTGTATCTAAAAATCCTGGCATAATTAAATTAGAAAGTGCTAATGCGACAGATAGTGCTAAAATTGCACCAGCGGCTAAGATTAAGCCACTTGCTGTTTTCTTAATAGTTCTAGAAATGCCCATTTTTTGGAAGAGCCAGAATATCCCACCTATTACTATTAATACTAATGCTGCTACCATTAAACCTTTTATGATTGCTCCAGCAAATGCGTTCATTAACATTAAGCCTAATCCAATAGTGATAATACCAAGTCCTAAGAAAGCTAATGATTTTGCATAAGCCTCTGCTTTCGTTTCATCTATTTGAAATAACTTCTCCCATAACATAAATATTGCACCTAATCCCATCGCAACTAGACCGAAGACAAAAAGTCCTATAATAATATGCTTTGCAAGTACTGCTACTAAAGCTAATGATAAACCAATTGATAAGATACCTAATCCTAACATGACCATCGCCTTATTAAAAGTTTCAAATTTATCTAGAGCTTCTTGAGTAAAGTGCTCACCTATATACTTTGCTATTGCAACAACACCTAGAAGTAAAGGTACTGTAAATAACATACCAATAATTGCAATAGGTGCTATTAATACCATTGCTGCCATCATCAGTCCAAATTTTACGATTGCTACCCCGACTGCGTGAAGTATCATCAATTTATCCAACTCGCCTTCTTCTAGACCTTGAGTTGCCATTTTAATACCCTGTATAATAACATAAATACCGCCAACCCAGACAGGTGCGGTTACTGCTGCAATCATTAAGATTGGTATTCCTATTACCATCGTTGCAGCAAACATTAATATAGATTTACCTATATCTCCTAATACTACTAATCCAGCGTTAAGTGCGCCAAATTTTGACGTTAAATCCTCAGCACTCTCGGCCTGGTTTAACGCGTCAATAATAAAGCCCATACCTAAACCAATTGGTTTAAGTGTTGGTGCTACTAAATTTAATACAATAGCCTCTTGAAGTCCTCCGCTCCCAGATTGAGTAGAGTCAACGATAGTTTCTATAGCCTCGACCATTCGGTCTATTCTATCAAATATCTCTCCACCTTCATCAAATGTTTCTGCGACAAGAAGTGTGTTTGCACTAATTTCGCCCAGTACTCCATCTTTAGAGCTAAATTTATCGAATGCAGTAGCTAATGGATTCTTCTTTGGCATGTAACTGACTTAATATTTTTAAAAAGAAAAAGGGTATGCTTAGGAAAACATACCCCTCACTCTTATTATATATCTCTACATTTTCGGCATCTTAAACGATGGCGTCTTCATAGAGGGGATCTTGGGCATCGAAGGCGTTTTATACTTAGAGCTCATTGAGCTCTGTTGATCGTTGGCCTGTTCTTGTTGATCCGTTTGTTGCTTATTCTTATTCTTGATGTACTCCGACAGATTCTTGACATAATACCAATATTCGTAGTAGTACATGTTTTCGATCTCTGAAGGCTGCATCCTAAGATGTATACCCAGGTAGAACTTTGTCTTAAAGTAATTCTCCAGCGAGATCTGAAATAATGAAAAGACTTTTGATGCCACCTGGGAACTCAAGAGGGGCTTTCACCAACTCTCCGTCTACGGTAGATTCTAGTGTTGCTTGAACACCAATTCTCATTCTTTCAGCAAGTCTATATACAATCATAAACTTTTTTTGATCCCATGCCTTATAGTCTACTTCTAATTGAAATATCTTTGTTAGACTTAGGGTTCTCCAATCACCTTGTATATAAGGTAATACTTGGATAAATGCTTTATCAAATTCTATTTCCTTCTCATTACGATCTTTCAAGTATTGAGTAACCTCTTGCATAACACCAATTGTCGGTGGACACATTACGATTTCACCAGCAGAACGAGTTTTAATAACATACGTTCTCTTTTTATCATCATAGTATCTTTCTATTTCTTCATCGATAATAGAAGGTATTAGATTTTTAACTGATAATTCAAGGTCTACTTTCTTTTTAGACTTTTCAGATTTACCATTTAACATTAATTTGTTTTCTGGTTCTGGAAAAGTAAGGTCTCTAATAGAAAGCAATAGAACTATTCTATCTTCTTCTAGAATATCCTTGTAAGATAATCTTTTACTACCAGATGTTACTTGAGTACATGATTCTACTACTGAGTTTAGCTTCTCTTCCATATCGATGTAATTATTCTCATCCATAGTAGAAAAATGTCTAATCTCTGCAGCTCTTGCAGATCTAATTTTAATTACACTATCAGCTGGATAAAATTTACCCATTGACGGTAATGTTACTTGATCCAATACATGCCATCCTAATGCACTATCAGAAGATTGTGCTTTATCTGGTGTAAAATTCGACATATTAACTCTACCAAGCCCACCTTTGTCAACAACAGATTCCATATCTGAAGCAGTTCCTTCATTTGAATCAGGAGTTGGGTTGTTAATAGCGTCTTTAGCTTCTAAGGCTCTCGCCATTTTAGCTTCTTCGGAACTCATTTTGTTTTTCTTTTCGCTCATTGTTATTTACTTTTTAAGTTTTTGAGATTTTGCTTTATGTAGGATCTCTGTTCTACAGTTCTTACACTTAATTCTGACTTTATTAGATTTCTTATGAATCCACTTACAGATATGGGACGAGTCTCATTATCCAAAGCATCATTCAAGATAATTCGGTTTACTTCACGAACTTCTCCCTCAGTCAAAAGGACTTGTAATTTTTTTGTTAGTTTATCACTCATAATCTTTTATTATCTTGATATTATATTATGTTTTTTAAAGTTAAAAAAAGAACGTGTTGTTTAGACACGTTCTTTATACTTAATTTATTAAATTAGTTCAACTCTTCTGAGAAAGTATCACACTTCCATCCTACTTCTAATGCTACTGCGTCAGCTGACTCGTAGTTAAGTTCACCAACAAGGTTTACACCTGAAGTGATGAAACAATCATCTAAAGTAATTTTTCTGTAAATATCACCTTCTCTGTTAAATTGTACAACAACTATTGTACCAACATAATTCTTTTTAAGACCCATTTCTCCAGTTTCTGGATTATATTGAGCTCTATACCATTGTCTTAATGTTTTATACAAGTAAGCTTGGTTAGAATCATTTAAGTTAAGCGAGAAGCTAACTGTAATATCAATTGAAGTTGCACCAGGCATACCAGCGTAAGATCTGTCGGAAAACTTATATTTTTGTCCGACTGCATCTACTGCAGGAGCCATAGTATCTAATCCACTAATTGAATTGACGTGTTGTAAAAGGAACTCTTGTCCAGCAACTCCATCCGGTGGTAAAATTGTTACCTCGAATAGGTTAGCTTGAACGGGCTCGAAGTTTCTTCCCTTCTTGCTAGTTTGGTCCTCTGAATAATGTGGTAAAGCCATATCTTTAATTTCTTATTTTATTTATATATCGTTGTTTTCTTATGCAAAGTTACCCGTTGCGATTTCACCTGTATTTAATACAGTTACTCTCGATACTAATATCTCAAGACCTTTAACTGGTTCTACGAACGTATCTAAGATTCCCATGTTGTTATCTATTACTTCAGACGTGTTGTTTGAAGAATCCATGATATTCTTATAGTCGAATACACCACCATCTTTCTTAACTGATTCCATAAAGTTATCAGCAAGAGTTTTGATCTCTAATCTAGTTTGAGCACTATTGAATTCAAATAGGTAATTCTTAAGAATTTCTGCAAGACCATCTTCAATGTAAATTAATACTTCTCTTACGTGAGCTGAAGAAAGTGCTGATTGAACTCCTTGTTGTGCAGTCTTGTTACCTTTAATAGTTAAACCTACGCCTCTTTCGAATACGATTGGGTTGTAACCAAATGGCTCAAGAATATCTCTATCATTTTTATCGAATGAGAACTCTAATGACTGTACTCCAGTTCCACCTACAACTCCTCTTCTAGGACCTGCGATGATTGACCATGGTAAAGCATCTAAATATTTATCGATATAGTTGTTAGATACGTATGCTGCTGGTGGAATTACTTTAGTTCTTCCATTCTCAATTACATTAAGACCAGGACCGTAGTAGAATGCGTAAGATGCACCTTCGTTGATCGATGGTAATGTGTAAAGAGATGTTGGATTAGTATCTAAGTTACCTCCTGTTGCAACGTGACGTACATTAAATCCAAAAGGAGAAAATGAGTCTTTAAACGTTGGGTTAGTTGCTGCTTTAAGTTCTTTCACCATTGGTGCGTTAAGAATTGCTGCTGCATTTTGTCTTTCTTTACATAAGAATGATAATTCTTCCTTATTTAAGATTGATCCGTTCTCTAAAGAACCAAATGTATCAACTACATATCTGAATGTGATATTGTCTTTATCTACTAAAGCGTTTCCTAAACCAGTTCCTGGCTTAATTGCTGTTAGTAATTCTGCAATACTCTTTTCAGTTTGTGTTGCTCCTTCTAATGGGAACGTTTTATATAATCCAGAAGCATCTTCATATCTCTTAAGTGCATAAGCAGGTCTAGAAGAAACTACTCTATGTGTAAAGAATTTATATTTAGTAATATCATTATCGTAAGTTTTTTCGATTCTCTTAACTCTAGATAGTTTACCACCATCACCTGGGATATACATTCCTACTTTAATATTAGCGTTTAATACACCAACACCTGCGTAAGAGTAAGTAAATGCTCCAGCTAAATTATCAGTCCATTCCCAACCACCTGCTAGTGTAGGGAACATCTCTGTTCTATCGTTTGGAGATAATGTCCATATATCAAATGCTGCATTTAATGCTCTTCCATATACTACTAATTCAGATGCGTTAGCGTTTGCGTAATCTGTACTGAATCCAACATTACCTGCTGGAGATACAGTTACAACTCCTGTTACGTTATCTATATCAATTGTATTGATTGCAACATATTCACCTGCGTTTTCAGATAATAAGAATGCGTTTCCACCTACTAATAAGTCTCCATACGCAAATGGCGCAGCGCTTAATAATAAGTTTCCGTTGCCGTCTACTGTAACAACAGCTGGGCTATTCCATGTTGCTGATGTTCCAGCTGCAAATTTCTCATAAGATTTAGAAATATCACCTGATGCAGTAATAATTGAACCGCCTGCAGTAGCTTCTATTGTATTAATCTTAACAAACTCTCCAGCTATTACAGATTTTAAATATTTAGTATCGTTAATTCCTGCAGTAGCAAGTTCAACTGGTGTAGCTCCTTCGATTGTTAAAGTTGCTCCATCTACTGAATTTTCACCGAAACCACTAATATCTACTATAGTACTAGTTTTTTCTTGTTCTACTTTATGTGATAATACTTCGTAATCTTGGTAGATGTCGAAATTGTTACCAATTAAATCAATTTGTGGAAGTGCATCTTCTTGTACAGCACAGAATAAACCTGTTCTTCTAGCCTCCATATTAATTAGAGTCTCAATGTACATTTGATTACCTTCAGCATCAATAAATTCAGGGATTAAAGATAATCCATTATATTGTGCCATTAAAGTTACTTCTCTTAATCCAGCAAATTTAGCGAATTCTGATTTGTATAAACCATTAGCATCAAAGTAAGAACCGTAGTTAGGGTCATTGTTTAATTCAGCAGCATCAAATTTACCTTTGAATACAAATACATCTACTAAGTAGTCTGATACGTATTCATCAGCGTCAACGCCTTCTGGAATGTTAGATTCTCCGTACCATTCTCTTGCAGTTAATTCAAAACCTCTAGTATCAGCAGCTTGTCTAATGATAATTGTGATTGGGTCTTGTTTGATATTTACAAAAGAGATACCATGGTTTGTATCTTCAGCAGCAGCTGTTAATAACTTCTCGTCTGAAGGATTCCAAAACTTATCAATATCAAATACATCGCTGAATTTCTTACCAGCAACGGCAGATGATTGAATAGTGTTAGCAGATAAACCTTCCGAAGAAGAGTTAGTTGCTGGAGATAATATCGATACTTGATCGTTAGAATCATCAGCAGTTAAGTTTAATGCTAAGATTGGTCCTCTAGATAAAGCTTCAATAGCTGATCTGTGGAAGAACATATTTTTCTTTTCTAGTGACTTATCAACGCCACCGAATACATTTTTAAACTGTTCAACATCTTCTACTAATACTGGAGTATTGTAAGGACCTTTGTTAGATCTACCTACAACTAATCTAATAGTTTCAGCAGGGATGTTCACGGTTTGTGATTTGTCGAACTCTAAGCGATATACGCCTGAGCTTTTGAACTGTAGTAATTGAGGACTTAATGCCATAATCGTTTAGTTGTTATTTTTTAATTCTTTTATTATATATCCTTGTCTTTTTGCAAATTTATTTGAGTAGGTCATAAATGTCATATTGTAAATCTCCTTGCTGATCACTATCCTTATATAAGATGCTTTCCATCTCGTCGTGAACCGCAGGATCTATGAAATCTAAGATCTCCTCAATGAAATCTGCATAATCCGTTGTGTTAAAAAATTCAGTCGCAGTAATACATGTCATAATAACATCATCGTTCCCCATTTGAGCGCCATAACTACCGTTTGGTAAAGTACCAAATAAGGATGCCTCAGTCACTGTAACTTCATCAGTTAAATCTAATCTATTTATCTTATACAATTTTGCAAAATTCTGACAAAAGATAGCTTTATTGTCAGATTTTAGTTTTATTCCTGGTTTTATTGTCTTTGCGTCGTGTCTATGTCTGAATTTTACTATCATCTCATCGTCAAAATCATTTCTTTGTGGAAATATACTTCTTAGGTATTGGAATAGTACTGTACCATAAGTATTATATTCTACAATCATTTTTACGTTCTCACTATTAAATATTTCTACACCTAATGTATATAGTATCTTTGCAAAATCTTCGATGACGTGTTCGTTTGATTTAAATCTAGCTACTTGCTCTAATTTAAAAAAATCATACATTGCACCTGGATTAATAACGTTTTTAATTTCATCGGTATTCATCGAAGCAATTTTAAAAATATTAATTACCGATGCATCACCACCATTACCTTCTGCAATATCTACTGAAAATAGCCAAAAGTTTTCTTTATCTTTACATGTATCTATATCAAAGGCAGGATCCCATGCTAAGAATCCCTTTGCATCAACTGCAATATAATCAAATTCGTCGAATTCATGATAAACATAAGGCTTCATTCTCTTTCTCATCTTCTTCATATCCACTGGGTCTAATAGTAGATTAGATGAGCTAACAAATTCATTTCCATATTGTTTATTAAATGCTTCAATCGAACCTAGGTTAGCAAGCTCTCTATCATACCATGCCTCGTCTCTATCTGGATGTTGCCACCAATCAATTCTTGTTGGTCGGTATTCATTCTCCTCACGATCTGCTGCTGCATATATTTGATAAAACTTATTAAATCCGTTTGGTGTAGATGTAATTGTTATTCTTGAGACTTTCGATGAGGATAATGTAGGATATACATTCTCATAAAAGGCATCTGCAATCGATGGATGGACGTGGGCAAACTCATCTAGGTATAAGTTATGGATTGTAAAACCAATACCAGATTTTGCTGTGGTTGATTGTCCTATTAGACGACAACCATTATCACAACGTACATTCATTACATCATATTTAATAATACCAGGTTTCATAAAGAACGGTAAGTTCTCGATTACTGTTTTGGCTTTATCAATAATTTCTTTTGTTGAATCAGATTTATTCGCAAGTAGCAAAGTATTCTTATCCATATTAAAGGTAACATACCATGCATTAAAAATAGATGCAGTAACTGTTTTACCCATTTGTCGAGCAGCAAGAACAATATTAAATCTATCATTCTGGAAATTCCTCAACATATCCTTTTGATAATCTCTTAGGGTTACCTGTTGAATACCCTCATCTGTCATTACTACTGCATACTTCTCTGCAAAATAGACAATGTCTTTGGCGCATCTGGCTAACTCACTAATTTCCTCATCAGTATATTCAAATACAATATTACCCTTCTTTAGAAATTGTCTACCCTCGTAGAATGGTAACTTAATCTTAGGACGATAACCCTGATCCAAGGCCACTAACAGATCATCAATCTGCCTGGTCGACCAAACGATCCTGTCAGCTGCATCTGTATTACCCTCCTCTTTTGGGATCCATTTATTATCTCCTATTCCGTCTGACATTTATTATTCTTCTGTTGGTTCTACGTCTTCAATATCTTCTTCTGACGCTCCGTGAATACCTGCTTGGATTGCAGCCATTAGGTCTTTTGTACCTCTTTGAATATTCTTATTACCAGTATCTCCTCCAGCGCCTTCAATTTCAGTTTGATTTGCTCTCTTCTGGTAAATTTCTAAATCTCTAGCAATTCTTTTAGTACCCTCTTCCGCTGCCATTAAGTACATGGTTTGCGACTTAATAATATCTAACATTGATTTTTGTAGAGTTGCAAGAACCTCAAACATTCTAGGTGCTAACTCTCCTGAGTCAATTGTTTCTAATAGAGTTGTTAGAGCTTTTTCACCTGCATTTAATTGATAGATCAGAGAGGACATTGTCATCTCATCCATTTGTTTTTTTGCAGCTATGTACTCATCCTTTTCGATAATATCAGCGTCAAGATAAAATTTCATTAAGGCTGTAATAGTCTTTTGTGCTTTTTTAGTTGCACTTGACTTTAATTCAGTATAATTTATTGATGGTACCATCGAAGTTGGCTTAGCCTGAATAGGAAGATCTTTAGGATCGTTTTCAACATCTAATGGACTATCTCCAATTAATGCATCTAATTCTAACCTAATGTCGTCTGCTTGTTCTGCTATTGTTTTCTTCTTTTCGCTCTCGCTCATATTATGATATTATATTGTATATATCTAGATTATACTAGTAACAAATTTAGTTTAGGTTTGTTACTTGTTTTGGTTGTACTTTCTTAACTGTATAGAAGGAATTGCGTTATCAATAATATGTGTTAGTCTATTATCTCTAACAATATATTGTTGTAACATGTTCGTATGTTGGTCTTTACCGATAATCTTAGTGTATAACCTAATGTTAGTCATTGCTAATTTACCTGGCATTAAAGCCCATTTTTGTGATGTAACCCATCCTTGAGCAGCACCTAGTTCAAAGTTTTGATCCATTACATTAATTAAAGTATCTGAAACAGACATACTTGTCAATGTATTGCTCTTTGGGTTTAACTGATACACATTAGCAGATGTATTACTATATGTATTATTTAAGTTATAGACTAAACCATACCATTGTCCATTTATAGGCTGTACTGCAAACGGATATGTTAATGTAAGATCATTTATATATGCTTTAACATGTGTTTTATTAACTGTTAATTTAAGTCCTTTTTGTCCTACCCTTCCATCAAATAAAGTTTGCTCTGCTGTTGGATTTGTAAAGTTAGGTTTAAACCAGGCAGAAAATGCCATATTCTTATCAATTGCTAATTGAGATATTTTCTTATATACTAAACATTCGATACCTAAATCTTTTACAGATTCTAGATCATAATGATTCTTAGTAATAATAGTCCATTTATTTCTTAACTCGTCATCGCTAATAACTAATGAGTTATGGATTCTTTCTCTAGTACCATCACCAACTTCTGAGAACATTGTTTGATATTGTTCTGGTTTAGTTGATTGTCTGTACTCATCTTGAATTTCTTCTCCAAATACTTCTTCAACTCCAGTATAAAGTTCGTCTAATGTTTGATCTATTGCAACTCCAGCAGCATCGTCTCCTATTATTGTAGAAGTTCTCTCTTCGTATTTCTTTAACATTACTCTCCAGTAAGTCATAGACTGGTTAAATTCAT